TCGGCGACAGATTGCTCGTCAACATCGCTTTCTCCACGATTAACACGCTCGCTCCGTCCGTGTCCATCGGTCGCCCGAAAATCAACGTCAACCCGCGTACGCCGGAGGACGGCGACAAGGCGATTGTCACGGAGTCAATCATCAACTACTGGTGGCAACACTACGACTGCCAGGAAGAGTTCCAGCGTGCCGTGAAGGACTACTTGATTCTCGGCCACGGTTGGGTCAAGACGGGTTACCGTTTCGTTGAAGAGTCAAAGTTGAACAAGGTCGAATCGACCGCAGACGAAGCCGCACAAATGCGCCCCGCCGACGATGCGGAGTCCGAACTCGTCATTCGTGAAGACAGACCGTTCGTGGAACGAGTCGACCCGTTCTTCATGTTCGTGGACCCGGATGCGGAGAACATGAACGACGCCAGATGGATTGCGCAGTTGATTCGTCGCCCGTTGAAGGAAGCCAAGAACGACAAGCGTTACGACGCTGGTGCTCGTTCGGAGTTGACCGCCTCGAGTTACCGTCGTTACAACGCCAACTACGACGTCACCTTGGCCGGTACGCAGTATGGTCCGCAAGAGGACGATGCTTTCTGCGATATCTACGAGTATTACAACATCGACACCGGCGAGATGTGCGTGTTCTCCGACAGCGGCGGGGACAAGTTCCTCATCAAGCCGATAAAGATGCCGTACGCCTTCGGTCATCCGTACGTGATGTTGCGCAACTACGAGATTCCGGGTTTCTTCTACCCGATGGGAGAACTTGAAGCCATCGAGCCGTTGCAGTACGAGTTGAACGAAACCCGTACGCAGATGATGAACCACAGAAAGCGTTACTCGCGCAAGTGGCTAGCCATGGAATCGGCGTTCGACGACTTCGGTCGCCAGATGCTTGCTTCGGACGACGACAACGTCATCGTTCCGGTCAAGGGCTCGGAGAACCTCGCCAACGTCGTGGTCCCGATGCCGGCGCTCATCAACCCGCCCGAGTTCTACAACCAGTCTGCGCTCATCCAGAACGACATCGACCGCGTGTCCGGCGTATCCGAGTACCAGCGTGGTGCGATTCCGGAGACCACCCGTACCGCCCGTGAGGCGTCAATCATTGCCGAGGCTGGCAACGCCCGTGTGGCCGAGAAACTGGTGACGATAGAAAACCACATCGCCAAGTGCGCCCAGAACCTCGTCATGCTCGCCCAGCAGTTCATGACCGGTGAGCAGACCGTGCGTATCGTCGGTAGCGAAGCCGCCCCCGTATGGCTCACTTTTGACAAGGATTACATCAGCGGGCAGTTCGACTTCACCGTGGAAGCAGGTTCTACCGCTCCACGAAACGAGGCTTTCCGACGGGATATGGCGCTCCAAATGGTCGCCGCCCTGCAACCGTTCGCCCAAGCCGGGCTCGTCAATCTGGCGAAACTGGCCGAATACGTGCTCGGCGTCGGTTTCGGCGTCAAGGACCCCCAGTCCTTCCTCAACCCGCAGGCAGCCATGGAGGCTGGTCCGATGCAGGGTCAGGGTGCACAGCCGATGGGCATGGGTCCTGGAACGGGCAATTTGCCCATGGGTCCCGAGCCCCAGTTGCCACCGGGATTGATTCCGGGTGCCCCGATTCAGGGTCCTGGCGGTCAACCGGGGGGCGAAGCGCTCGGCGCATTGGCGGCTCTCCCGCCGGAGGTATTGCAGGCGATTCTCGCTCAGGGTGGCTGATTACCCACTCCATGTAATGAAATGTGCTTAGATATAGGAAGTTAATTCCAGGGAACAACCAAACGAAGGACGGACTCCCATGACAAATACAGCTGAAGCAATGAACGAAGAGACGGCCCCCCAAGAGGGACAAGTTGTCGAGGCGGAACAGGCAACAGCGGAAACTCCGCAGGAAGAATACACTTTCCTCGAAGTCACAGAACTTGGCGAAAAGTACGTCAAGCTCCAAGTCGACGGCGAAGAAATAGCGGTTCCGATTTCGGAGGCTCTAGCCGGGTACCAGCGCCAAGCCGATTACACGCGGAAGACGCAGGAACTCAGCGAACAGAGGAAGCAACTACAGTTCGCGGCAACCTTACAGGAATCCCTGCAAAAGGACCCCGAGAACACGTTGCGCCTGCTGAACCAACAGTTCGGTGTTTCTCAACCGACGGCGACTACGCCGGAGGAAGAGGAGTACCTGACGCCGGAGGAGAAGCAGGTGAGGGAACTCAACAGCCGACTCGCGGCGCTCGAACAAGAGCGTGCGATGGATGCGCTGGTGAGAACCATCGACACTCTGCAGAGCAAGTACGGTGATGAATTCAACGCCGACGAAGTGGTCTTCCGGGCAAACCAACTCGGTACCACCGACTTGGAGGCAGTCTTTAAGCAGATTGCCTTTGACAAGGTGTACGCCGAGAAATCTGCAGCGGCCAAGAAATTGGCCGAAGAGCAGGACCGGTTGAACGCTAAGAGGGGAGCGAGCATCGTCTCGAGTTCCTCGTCAAAGGTGTCGGGTTCGCAACCGCCATCTGCTCAGCCCAAATCCGTGTTCGAAGCATACGAGCAGGCGAGACGCCAACTCGGAAGCTAAGAACTTCACTCACAACAACAGGAGAAAATCATGGCCGGAAATCCGGACTTCAATGCGATTTTGTCCACGACGCTTCAGAACTACCGTCCGACGCTCGTTGACAACATCTTCAAGGACCTAGTCCTTCTCAACCACCTCAACGAACGCGGTCGCGTGGTCGTCGAGGAAGGCGGCACGTCAATCGTCGAGCCACTCATGTACGCGGTGAACAACACCGTTTCTTCGTACAGCGGCTACGACACCATTGACCTCACCCCGCAGGATGGCATCACCGCCGCCGAGTTCGATTGGAAGCAGATTGCTGCGTCCATCGCCATCTCGGGCATCGAGGAAGCCAAGAACCGTGGCACCGAGGCAATCATCAAGTTGCTCAACGCCAAAATCATGCAGGCTGAGATGTCGCTCAAGACATCGCTCAACGACATGCTGTTCTCGAACGGCACCGGCAATGGTGGCAAGGACTTCAACGGCCTTGGCAACCTTGTCACCAACACCACCGCAACCGTTGGTGGAATTGATGCCAACGCCGAGACTTGGTGGAGGTCATACTCACTGGGCAACGACGCAACTCCGTCAACGCTCACACTTGCCAACATGACCACTGTTTATAACAATGTTTCCAAGGGTAACGACAACCCTGACATCATCGTTACAAACGAGGCACTGTTTGCCAAGTACGAGTCACTGCTCACCAACAATGTCCGTTATCAGGATGTTGAGAAGGCAAACTCTGGGTTCACGAACCTCATGTTCAAGCAGACCCCAGTTGTGTTTGACTTCGCCCTCACCGACACCGAGATGTTCTTCCTTAACACGAAGTACCTCAAGCTTGTTGGTATGAATGGCAAGTGGTTCACCACCACTCCATTCCAGCAGGGTACAGTGGCTGGCTACGACGCCCGCTACAGCATCGTCCTCGCCTACGGTGAGCTCACCTGCTCCAACCGTAGCCGTCAGGGCGTGCTCCACGCTGCTGCCTGATAGCACACAACTAAAAGCCCAAAGCATTCGGGGCAGGGGTATTCTGCCTCTGCCCCGTTTGCTTTAGGTGGGGTTTAGTCGGCAGGAGGGTTACAGGTGTTTTCCTTCGGCATCTGCTTCTGTCGGCTAATTTTTAAACAAGAGGGTAATAGAAAACACAATATATAGAAGGATTCTATTATCCTCTACCTTAGGAAGGACCTAGGTCCATATAGTTACGGTTTGTGTAGGGGGGTAAAACCCCCTACATAAATCATTTTACACGAAGGATTAAAATGAAAGAACCAGCATACAAGTCGCAAATGCCAGCAGGTGCAGAGAGATATGGTGCTACCACGGGTACAGAGCAGGCAGCAATAATGCCTGTTCATATCATGCCTGGAGTTGAACCTGCGCCACCAAGTGGAAATAAATATGAGGGTCATCAGGGTGTTTGCAATTTTCTATCAGAAACAGAAGAGGGCTGCAGGGCCCCCCGTGCAAAGGGGACAGATTATTGCATAGGTCACTTGCGCCACTTTGAAAAAAAAGAGTTAGAAGCAGAAGATAAAGAAACGACCCCTCCTGCTTCTTGATTTTAAGGAACGGTATAGCCAATGGCAATTAACTACAACACTGGAATTAACACTTATTATCTTCTTCAGTACTTGATGAACATCTCGCAGTTAGAGATTAGTAATGATGAAGATAATGCTGACATATCGCAGAATCTTGTGTTGCAGTTTCTTAAAGAAGGTTACCAAAGAATAGTTGCCCTTGATGGCAGATGGCCTTGGTATCAGAGTGTTTATTCTTTTGATACAGTGACAGGCCAGCGTGGATATTCATCTGGTTTTACTTTGACTGCAACTGCCGCAGATTGGGTAACAGTACCCGAATCCAACAAGACGGTTGGCGACATTAGAGAAGTTATCAATGTTGTTAACAATACTAATGCTGGTAATGAATTAATTTATCTGGACCAGTTTAAGGCTGAACAGATTTGGGTGGGCACTAACGATATTGCTGATGTTCCAGCATATTGGTCATTCTGGGCTGGCAAAATAAATCTTTGGCCCAAGCCCAACGATGTGTACAACATGACTGTTCGTGGATATCGTCAGCCAAGTTTTGAGTGGCTAAACCAGCTTGACGAAAACTCAACTTACTATGTTGACTTGGATACAGAATTCCACATGATGCTTATCAACTTTGTAATGATGCGCATCTTCCAGTTTGATGAAGACCCAGAAATGGCAGAGGTCTACAGACGCCATTTTGAACAAGGTGTTGCAATTGCTAAAGATAATCTGACTGCGCCAAATTCAAATCAGCCTCTCATTCTAAGTGGTGGATTGCAACTTACACCAGGTTACTGGTGGTCGGACACTCCATATATGCGTGTTGTTCCTGGTAGTCCATATCCCAGCGGACAGGTTTATTAATGTCAAGAATTCTATTCAATCAGAAAGCAGATTTTACTGGTGGGCTTAACTTCAGGGCCGACCAGTTTCAGTTGCTTCCGAACGAATCGCCCGACATGCTAAATGTTGAGATTGACCCCAGAGGTGGTGTGTTTAGTCGTGCTGGCTGGAAAGTAAAACACCAAACTCCAGTTGTTGCTGCTGGCGCAGAATGGCTTCCCAAGGGATTGTTTAATTATAATCACTCAACAGACCCAACTATCATGTTGACCACTGGTCAAAACGATGCAGCTTCGCCCGTTGCTGGCAAGGTGTATTGGTCTGATGGCGGCAACTTCACAACACTTCAAGCATCTATTAGTGCAGTAAATACAGACTTGCCAGTTGCTAGTACAAACGGTGCAAGTTTTGCTACATGGGGCAATACTTTGTATATAGCTCTTGGAGCAAGCGCAGCAAATAACTATGAATGGGAAGTCGGAAATGCTTTAGCAACTGTGCTGGCTGCTTCTGGCCCGACATGGCAACCATACAATGCGCCCGTTGGTGGCTATATGCCCAGAGCAGAACTTGTTGTTGCCCACGCAAACAAACTCTTTGTTGCAAATACTTATGAGAATGGTGTTGCTTACCCTAACCGTCTGCGTTGGTCACACGAGAACAGACCAGAGGATTGGTTTGTTGATGACTATATTGACATCATTGCTGGTGGTGAGGGCATTCGTGGTGTGTATGTTGTTGAAGGTCAGCTTCTGATATTTAAACCCAAAGCTATTTACCTGCTGATGGGTTATGACATTGATTCCTTCCAGCTTGTTGAACTAACAACCGACCTAGGTATTGATTATCCTCAACAGGCTGTTGCCACAAGAGAGAGTGTCTACTTCTTTGATTATCCAAACGGCCTCTATCGCTACAGCAGGAACGGCATCCAAGATTTGTTTGAGAGAATCAGACCAATTTTGGTTGAAAATGAAGTTAGTCCGCTTGCTTTAGACAAGATTACTTGCACATGGTTAAACCAAAGATTGTGGGTGTCAATGCCATATGCGCCGAAAGAATCTGGAGCACCGCCTGACTACCCTTCAGTTAACTTTATTTATGACCCGACAATTGGCAGGGCTGGTGCATACACAATGTTTCAGGGTTCTCCTGTTATGTCTGATGATGCAACTCCAGTTCTTATACCTGGATATGGGCTTGTGTCTGGTTGTGAATGGAGAGATGACACAGATAACGCATACTTTTTGATGATTAATCCAGACCCCAACTTTGCTCATGTTTATTATGTTGATGATTTCAGTTTTGATACTGATGATGTTTTGGTTGGGGCTACTCCATCTGCAACTGGTGAATTTAAAACTAGATACAGAACATCATGGTTTGATGACAATCGTTATGTTCAAAGAAAAACATTTGTCCGTCCATACTTTGTTTTCAAAGAAGTCAATGATGATACCCTTATTAAGTTAAATGTTTATAAGAACTTCAATGAGTCAGAATTATCAAGAAGTAGAAACATAAATTTACAAGGCACTGTCACTGGGGCTGTTTTTGATGATTCATTGTGGGACAACTCAGCATCACTGTTTGC